CGCAGACTTTCCAAGTTAAGATAATCAATTTCCGCATCGGGTACACCAAACCAGTTCAAGAGCCTACGGGCCTTGTAGCTCACTGAGCGGCCAAGGATAAAGCTGGCGGTGTATCCACAGTTGAAGCAGTGATAACTCCAGCCCTGTTCAGAGGCCTTGAGTCCACCACGGCTGCGTTTGTCAACGCTGCCAACATTGTAATGGCAACACACCGCATTGAAGCTGATCCATCCAGATGGAGTGTGTTTGCGTTTGCCGGGTAAGTAGGAGACAATGTCTAGCATCTGTTTAGTATAACAGATTAATCGACAAAGATCAATCAGCGATACATCAAATTGGTAACAGTGCCGTTGTTTATGACAACATTGGCATACACAGGATTACCAAATGTAATTGGCAAGTAACCTGAACCGCCATCGGTCACTGTGATTGGTCCGCATCCGCCATCAGCACCCAGAGTGGCTGTGGCCTTGGCTCCTGCACCGTTGCCCACAATCAACACATTTGGAGGAGCAACATAATAGTATCCAGGATTGTTCACAGTGATTCCTGTGACCACACCATCAACCACCGTGGCAGTGGCAGTGGCGCCCCAGCCTTGACTTTGATTAAATGCCACACGGATTAACGGATGGAATCCCACAATGTTGAGATAAATGGTTTCTGTGGCATTTAGATACGAAGTAGATGTGGTTACATCATACCAAGGTGCTTCATAATCCTGTGCGCCTTGTGCTTTGATTGTGCCAGTAAAATGTGTTAGATCCATTTTGACTGTGGTCAAGCTAGCACCCACAGTAGGAATCTGGCTGGAGTAGAATTCTGTAGTTTGAGTATAGTTAATAGGTTGCGGATTCAATGCCCAATCAGGCCAACCACTAGGCGGATTCTGTGGCCAACTCATAGGGCCGTAAATTGTGGGTATGGTCAAGTTGGCGCTGTCTTGAAACTGCGGCAACACTGAGTCTACGATGTTGCAGTCTGCTCGTGCTTGTGAGTTAGCATCTGTGTACACAGCTTGCACATAGTTGCCTGATGTACGCTGAATACTGTAGCTGGCAGGCTGTGCTATTAAATCAATAGTGTCCTCGCCTGTCAGCACTACTTTGACTCTGCCAGTTGCGGCACTGAGTATTTCCATCTCTTTGCTGAGCAGTAATTCATCGCCATTTTGGCTGATCATGCGGAACACAAATGTGCTGCCTGTAACGTTTACAGGCTTTTGATCTTGGTTGATAAATTCAAAGAGTAGAACATTATCTACACCTTTGTTAACGGTTAATTGTTTTGCGTACACTGGGTCGTACCTCGCTGTGAAATAGCCACCACTGGTGTCAATCAATAATACTCTGGTAATTTGCTGATATAAGTAAGCAGTGGTTGAATACATAGGATCCTCGACAAGTATTTATGGGTAACAATATTTTTGAAAAACTCACGGAAAAGTATCCGTTTGTTACGCTTTGCGTTTATGCCAACACCGAGTATGTTGGGGTTGTACAAAACAGAGACGATGCTGTTACAACTATCTACGACTTTGGTAGTGTACTTGCACAAGAGGATAAACTACAGTTTTTAGAGCTAGCTACCACCTGGTGGTGGGAAAGCAATCGTAGTGTGCCCATAAACATATTCTTGCGCGGAGATTGGGACAAATTCCGCTACACTTTACGAACATTTGTCAACAAAGATCTAGAAATCATACACGGGCCTGCATGTAGCCTGCTGGACATTGCTCGCAAAAAAATCAAAAGAAAGAGCATAACATTGGTCAGAAAATTAGATTAACATGAATCCGTGTGATAATTTAAGAGTTTCTAAAATTATAATAACTGTTGGTAGTGCAGGAGCAAGAAAAGACTTTGTTTGTGGTTGGCTTGGCCTGTGCAACGGGAGTGTAAGAACTCCTTGGATCATTGATCCATTAGTAGGGTACAGTAGGATTAATACTGCTCAATGGTCAGTCACTTTATTACTTGATAGTATCGATTGTGGTGATTTGATCATCGATCCAACTGTTAATTGTACGTTAGCAATATCGTGCCACATTGACAACGATGTTAGTACTAGTGATAGCAACATAAACAGATTAGCCAACTTAGTTGATTCAGGAATCTTAACAATAGCCGGGATTGATTTGAGCCGTGCAGACATGATACAATATCATTGGGATCGATTGGTCAAAGTACATCTGTGTATTGGCATGGAATACAACAACCACTTTCGACAACATAAAATTAGATTTGTTGGGAATCTATTCGATACTTCAGAATTTGTAACCAACAACTACGCTATTGATTATATCAACAATAAAATTGACATGGCAATAACTGATCAACAATTACCGGATAACAATCAATTAAATTACTTGATGTTTTATAAAAAGTTGGCACCTCTACTGCCAATTGACCTTGACTATGCAGAACTTTTCAAACCAGGTGGTAGCCATTATCTATGCAAGATGCTAGGAACTACAGCACAAAAAAGAGCACATGACTATTGGAATGCCATGCTTCCATTTATCAATGCACCTGAGTCTGTTGATGCATTTGGAACACACTGGCATCGGTCAATGATTGTCAATTAAATTCATATGCAATGCAACCAAGGCTGCATAACTTACAGCATGTGACTTTTTAAACGTGTATCCTTGTGAGTCGTCGCCGTCCCATACTGTAGCAAACACATCC